GTGCGACTGGTTTCACTGGTGCGACCGGATTTACAGGTGCCACTGGTTTCACTGGTGCGACCGGATTTACAGGTGCGACTGGTTTCACTGGTGCGACTGGTTTCACTGGTGCGACCGGATTTACTGGTGCGACCGGATTTACAGGTGCGACTGGTTTCACTGGTTTCACTGGTGCGACCGGATTTACAGGTGCCACTGGTTTCACTGGTGCGACTGGTTTCACTGGTGCGACTGGTTTCACAGGCGCGACCGGATTTACAGGTGCTACAGGTTTTACAGGTGCTACAGGTTTTACAGGATTTACAGGCGCTACAGGATTCACAGGCGCGACAGGATTCACAGGCGCGACAGGATTCACAGGTGCTACTGGTTTCACTGGTGCGACAGGATTCACTGGTGCGACAGGATTTACAGGCGCTACAGGTTTTACAGGCGCTACAGGATTCACCGGCGCGACCGGCTTCACTGGCGCGACCGGCTTCACAGGTGCTACCGGCCCCACAGGTTCAACTGGCTCTACAGGTGCGACAGGATTTACGGGCGCGACTGGTTTCACTGGTGCGACCGGCTTTACAGGTGCGACCGGTTTCACAGGTGCCACTGGTTTCACTGGCGCGACGGGTTTCACTGGTGCGACCGGCTTTACAGGCGCGACGGGTTTTATCGAACAAATTAGTTCAAATGATCCCCTTGAACCAGTTGTTGTGTTTACCAATACTTTAAATACTTCGAGTGGTGGCGATTTGAATGGTGTAGCGATGACGTATGATGGATTAAACCAAACCGCCGTCGGAAGTAATGCCTCCAAAGTTATGACTATTTATAATTCAACTGACAAAGGACTTAATTGGGTTTTAAATAGTTCTTTTTTTACTACTTCTGGCGATTTTAACGATGTGGCGATGTCTAGCGACGGAACAAAACAAACCGCGGTTGGAAATGATGATAATTATAAAAATGTAATTTATACTAATACTGAGTTGTCGACTACTTGGAATAAAAGTACCATAACTGGTGCGACTACTCAAACTAATACTATGAAATCAGTTGCGATGTCGAGTGACGGAACAAACCAAACCGCGGTTTCAATAAGAACTACCTCTTTAGGGGCGTATGAATTTTCAAATCCAAGTGAAATTTTAATTTATGTTTCGGATGATTCTGGTGCCACTTTTGCATTACACACCCAACCACCAATTAGTACTCTGCTTGAGAATCAATTATACTCTGTGGCAATGTCCAGTAACGGGAACGTCCAAACCGTTGTCGGGTATGACTCCACTAGTAGCGGAGTAATTCTGTATAGAAAATTAATAACTGACGACTTTAGTTATTATGTTGTTAATAGTATACGTTTATTATCGGTGGCAATGTCCAGTGACGGAGCAATCCAAACCGCGGTCGGTGTTAATAATGCAAACGAAATTGTAATTTTTAAATTAGATAATCTATCTAATTTTGCGTGGAATCAAATAGGAATAACATCACCCCCAACAGGCACATTAACGTCGGTTTCGATGTCAATTGACGGACAAACCCAAACCGCGGTCGGAGTTGATTCCAGTGGTAACGCATTAATTTATCAATCCTTGGACGAAGGCATAACTTGGACAGAGAATATCACTTATACAGGAACTTCAATTGATTTTAATTCGGTCGCCGTTTCTGGAAACGGTACTATCCAAACAGTGGTTGGTGATTCGGCGGATAATTTGGAGGTCGATAATAAAATTTTTAATATTAACTATACAAATACAGTAGTATATGATAGAATACATAATCAATACTATTACGACCCTACTAAAACATTTGTGATTGACCACCCTCTAGATAAAAATAAATATTTAGTTCATGCGTGTTTAGAAGGACCGGAAGCAGGGGTTTATTACAGAGGAAAAGGCGAAATAACAAACGACCATTCAACGACCATAGAATTACCTAATTATGTCGTGAGTTTGGCAACCGATTTTACAATCCAATTGACGGCGATTTACAATCATAATAATAACCACGTTATTCCTAATTATGCTGCGGGTGAAATAGAAGACGGTAAATTCAAGGTATATGGTGTCAATGGTAAATTTAGTTGGATTGTGTATGGTTTGCGGTCACATATAAATGTTGAACCACTAAAAACGGACGTGAAAATATTAGGAGATGGGCCATATAAATGGTATGAATAAACGTTGAATTGATAAAATTTGTTCTCACCGACCTCGTGTCCTCTATTCAAGAACGAACTGCCGGTTCCGAAGAATCTCTGTTAAAATACCCCACAATGGGTTCTCCAGAAGACGCCATTGACATTGACGTTGCCCGTTGAGTATGGATGCGAATATAATAATATTTATATATTGTATAAATATTATGGAAAATAATTCGGTTTCTTATATTAAGGCAGATAATAACATAATAATAAATGAAAAATGTATAACTTGGGTTAAAAAAATGGGGGATTGTTTAGAAGTTTGCGCAAAAACAACTGGGTGCAACGTAATCAAATATGACGATACATACCGAATTTGTAAAATAAACAACCCAACCAGCTACAACGCACTTAATAAACTATTTGAATAGTTATGGGACAACTGCCTTTTGTAATTTACGCGTGTGTCGTGTAAAATAACATATAATTTATTCTATAAACTAAAAACTCTTGGTGTATAGTAGATTTGTTTTTTTTCAGGATTTCATCTAATTCATAAAAAAATTTTTTACTTAATTTATGTTGCGTCTTGATATTGCCAATATAAATATTATCGATATATATATATATACATATAATGCCTTATTATAAAGAAAAAAAAATGTTATTTATACATATACCTAAAACCGGTGGAACCATGATCGAACATAGCATTAAAGAAAATACACCGCAAACATTATATAGCTCTCCGACTAATTCATTATTAGATTTTCCATATAATCAAAAATCTCTTCAACATCAATTTTATACAACTATTTATAAATTTAGAAATAAGTTAGATGTAAATTTTGATAATATCAAAATATTTTCTGTTGTTAGAAATCCATATGATAGAATTATAAGTGATTTATTTTGGTTTAGCCTAATTAAAAAAGATTTTACTGCTGAACAAGTATATAATGTAATTAAAAATAATTATTTATATAGAGATGATTTAGATAATCATAATGAACCTCAATATAAATTTATTGTAGATGAAAACTCTGAATTAATTAAAAATATTAAAATATTCAGAACCGAAACATTAAATGAATCAAATGATGATTTGAGTAAATTTGTGGGTTTTAATATAAATATTCGAAAAGAAGGAATCAATAAAGATTATAGTAATTATTTAAACAAAGATTCTATATCTCTAATAAATATTTTTTATAAAAAAGATTTTGAATTATTTAATTATAAATTAGAATCGGCGTTTTAAATGTTCAAAGGTGTAAATCGTCAAAATACCCGTGAATAATGGTTTCATTTACGTGTTGACTATTGTACGTTATCGTCCGCCAACTTATATTATTCGCAAATATATTCCAAGTGTGGATAAATATTTTTAAGTCGGGAAATACATTATACAGTTTTTTGGTTAAATTATACAATTCTTTTGTTTTGAATGAGTCTCGAATGTGACCTCTAAAAATAAGTATCATTAATATGTATACATTGTATTCTCTATATTAAACCCACAAAATCATTTACCAATTTGTTATACACTTTTCGTATTTTAATATAAAATAAAATATCTCACGGTGTATAACAAATAATGTCCGCAATATTGACAGAAAAGGACAAGAAACATATAGCATCGCAAATTAAGAATATCCCCCTTAAAAAGGTCGACGAAGAAATGAATAAATTAATCCAGATAGGCAAAACTGCCAACGAATTCTCTCCTCGATCCAGAATCGGAAACAATGTCGTAGACTATTTTACTTTTCTTCAAAGATTAGAAACAAAGGGGAAATACGATATTAATTTTTTTGAGTTCATCGAGAGAATAGAAGAGTTTAAGAAAAAGAAGTTCATTCAAACCATGCTTACCTATTACAAAGAAGTAAAAAATAAAAATAATACCAAAAACGACTACATCGTTTACAAGGAGGTGTATAATATTTGCATAAGCGCGATTAACATTATGCGTCCGCTGAACTGTATGGAGATTTACACGAAATACCATACCAAACGAGCGTTGAATTTTTGTGCGGGGTGGGGTGGTTCGATGGTTGCGGCAACCGCATTAAACCTTGACGCGTTTTACGGAATTGAAATAAACACCGATTTAATGAAACCATACGACGAGATGATTAAGTATTTGAAAGATAAAAGCGATACCAAGTTTTCGGTCCAATTTTGCGACGCTGCGACGGTCGATTATTCGGAAATGAAATATGATACGGTTTTTTCGTCGCCTCCTTATTATTCCATCGAAAAATACGCAAACAACCTAAAATATGGGTCAAAAAGGGAAATGGACGAGCAATTTTATGCGCCGGCATTCAAAGAATCATATAATGGTCTTCAAACGGGAGGTCATTATATAATAAATATATGCAAGGAGGTATACGATAATGTATTAAAGGGTCTACTGGGAGAGGCCCATGAGATATTTCCGCTTAAAAAATCCCAGCGGCAAAACAATTATACGGAATTGGTGTATGTTTGGCACAAGAATTAGTAGGCGCCACCGAGACCAATTCTGGCGCTGGACCGGGCGTTCGGTTTATGACCGATGTATGCCGCATATTGTGGCGAGTATTTGTTAGGGGGTGGAGGACGAGGACGAGGATGAGTAATGATATTATGTTTAGGTGGTGGCGGTTGATTTTGTTTACTAAAATTATTAAATCCGTCTCTTTCAAGTTCCTTTTGTTTTTCTATATAAATTTGTTGCGTCAATTTGGTTGGAACTTGTTTTCCACTGGCAATAATTTCCCTTGCTATTTTTTCCTTTCTCTCTAATGTTGTAGGATAATATGGTATTTTCCCCCAGTCACCAGTCGTGACAACGGATTGTTTTGTTTTGTTTAATTTATTGGGGTTTAAAATGTTTTTATTTGGTTCTCTTAAATCATAGGTGTAATATTCATCATCGCCATATGGGATTCGTGTTAAAAAATTAGATATATTGATAAACATAATTTTGGGATTGTTGACAATAAAAACGTTGTCATTTGGGTTTGCCGATTTGTCTTCAATGTTGAAGGTTAATTGACTTATCGTTCGAAGACCATCAATCCCGTCATCTTTTTGTCCGATTATGTGTTCTGTTGTGCTGATAATTCTAGATATTCCGTCAAACAACTGGAGTATTTCTGGACTGCCTATATTGTAAAATAAACTTCGGTCTATTTTAATGCCAACGGAATCGCATCTTTTTTGTAGGGCGTTGTCTTCCATTCCCCATCCCCAAAAACAAGGAAATCCGTTTGTTTTTTCAAAATCGTTACCCTTCATCACAACAATTCCGCCCAATGCGTGTTTAAATCCATAATAATGTTTTACTATTCCGTGAGTGGTTTCGTAATCAAAAATTTTGTAAAACGGCAAAGTGTCAACGTCGTTAAATATAAAGGTAATATTTTTGTAATGGTCAGGATATTTCTTTTTAGCAGCAATAAACCCGATATTTTTAACTGCTCCTCGGTTAAATTTTCGTGCGTCGCATTGATGGGAGAAATATATTTCGTAATCTGTTTGGTCTTCAAGAATATAGCTCATATATTTACTAAAAAAATGTTTATGTTGAAGACGATTCCTATAGGGAACAATAAAAATGCGTTTAGGTATGTAAATGGTTGTTTCGGACATATATTTTAATAAAGGTATTATTTTTTGATTTATAACTATTTTGATTTATAACTATTTTGATTTATAACTATTTTGATTTATAACTATTTTGCCTTAATACTCTATAAATTGTATTTTTTAATTATTGCGAGAGGAATAAGATTTTCTTTCTTTGCGATGGTTTCAATCTTTTTATAACATTTATTGATGGTTACCTCGCTAATTTCACTTACATTTTTAACCTCTCTTTTATTAACGTTTAAACTAAATGTCTGCGAAACAAAATACACGATTCCTGCTGCGATGGAAGTGGGTGTATTTTCAGGCATGCTATATTTTTTGTCAATTTTCATAGAAATAAATTGACAAAGACGGGTCAATTCGCTATTTATGTTGAGCTTGCTACAATATCTTTCGATGAATGCTTCAGGGGTAGTTTTACCAAAGTTGGTTTTCTCCTTGTTGTCCATATTTTTCTCCAATTTATTGATTATTCCTAGAGCATTGTTACATCCTTTTGTCGCGCTGGTAACGTCCAAATGAAATATTGTTGCGATTTCCTTGGCGGTTCTTGGATAATCATTAATTCTACAGGCGATGTAAATAGATGCGGCTATAATGCCGTCCCTGTTGTCGCCTCTAAAGGTGAGATCATAATCCGATATTTTTTTGTGGTATGAGATGGCGTCGTTGATGATCATTTTGGGAATACCGGAATGTTGTGCCATAACTGTAATGACCTGAAACTCTTCGTATTGTGATTTTTCTTTATATGGCATTGATTGCCACTCGGTATATTGCTTAATTTTTCGCATTTCATATGTCATTGGTCCATAACTTAAAACTTTACAACCATATGAAGATTCGCGCAACATGGGATTTATAGGCATCCCGCATCTGGTTGGGTCGCTGTTATTATTGTCGTCCGCACCATAATACCTCCACTCTGGACCCATTTCAAGCAAATCCTTATAAATAATTCCACATTTTTTGTTGGTACATGTTTGAAATCCTTCTTCTGAAAAAGCCAATATGGCATCACATCGCTCACAAATTTCCCTGTTTCCAGAACCATACATACACTCAAGCGGAACATTTTTTTTATCTAAATTGCTAATTTCTGTGTCAAATATATTCCATAATTCGGTTTTGTTTATATTTGTATTTTTTCGTTTTTGACTTTTGTCTTTACTCATAATTATTGACGGTTTATTAATTGGGGAATTTAAATTCAATTTTATTTATATTTATATTTTTAAATAGTATATTAATATGGGAAATTTTGCGTCGTCGCCTTCATCAAATTCAACAGACAAAAAGTTCGATAATTTAACTGATATTATTGATCATATAGCAACAGATTACATTTTAACGACAGATTTTAATAGCATGAAAAAACTTACCGAAAAAGAATATTGTGATAAATTGGTGGTTATAACGTCGGATATTATTGAACGTCATTTTAATGAAATGGAAGTGACTTTTTTGGAACAACGAGTAAAAAAGGGGGTAGATGCGAATGACCTTCAAAAAAAGGTTGTTATAAATAAATTAAAAAAGGAAAAGGTCATTTTTATTAATGATGATAAACTTAAAAATTTAGACATATCGAATGACGAACAAAAAACGATTAAAAAAAAACGTGTATGTATAGGAATTGCTAAATTTTATATTAAAATTGCTCATATTTTTGCGGCTATTATGATGACAATCAATCCTGTATATATTTATAAAGACACCAATGGAGAGACGAAAAAAACAGGACTGATGGGGAAAAAAAATATTCCTAAAAATACTAAACCTAATGTGTATTTTAATATATGCGATAACCGGATTAATGCTTTAATGAAAGGTGAAAAAATGGACGAAACAACTGGAAACGTAACGATGCAACCAAAAATATGTGATATGAATGTTAGTGAAACCGAAAATGAAAAAACACTTGACGATGAACCGGGAATCGACGAATTGTTGGACTTGTATTTAGATGATACATATGACTATTCTACCGGAATTTTTACCGGTATGAGTGATAATACAAAGAAACAATTTATGAAGGATTTAAAACTATTTTATACTACCTTTACTGGAAACAAAGAAATGCCATCTAATATAACTAAATTTAGTGATATAAAGTTGCAGGAATATGATAAGCAAAATAGATGTATGGGTGATAACTCGTCATTTAAACAAAAATATACCATAAATAAAAACGACAAATTGTTTGTAAATTACGCAACCAATACACGAAAAATGATTCAAACCGCTAGAACAAATCAACAAAAATTATTGTCTGTAATAAATGACATTTTTACTAAAATTGTAGACCCGTATTCTAATAAAACAGTTATTAGAGTAAATCCTAAATTAACGGACGAATTGTTGCAAAAATCGGTTGAAAAAGCCAGAAGATTTATTGTAGATTTATACATAAAATGTGAAACTGATTATGTGAATGGAGTTAAATTATATCAAGCAATCGTGGAATCTAAAATTTTACAGACAACCGTTAATCAAATTAAAACGTTGGACGACGAAAAAAATAAAACGATGACCGAGTATAACCAAATTAAGAAACCTATAAAAGATTCAAAAAATAACCTTTCTCAACAAATAGATACACCTAATGTGATTAACGATGTGATTAACGAGACGAATAAACAAAATATTGCGAATGCCGAACAAGAGACAAACGAAGAAGAAAACGAACAAAATATTGAAAACGCCGTCCAAGAGACAAACGAAGAAGAAAACGAACAAAATATTGCGAATGCCGAACAAGAGACAAACGAACAAGTTTCTAATAATACGAACGACGACAATAATAAACAACTTTCATAATATAGTTTGTTTATTTCATTTTAGTAATAATTAATTTTAAATAATAAACATTAATTATTAGTAATTATTTAGTTCCAAACAATTTACGTGCATTTAATAATGCTTGTTCTCTCAATCGTGACCGAGCCATTCGCAACGAACCTGTTTGTTTATATGAACGTTCTGCTGCTTCAACTGCGGTAACCCATCTTTTACCTCTATTGGATTTTGTTTTTCTATTGGATTTTGTTTTTCTATTGGATTTTGTTTTTCTGTTTAACTTGTTGCGTTTGTTTGACACCATTTATATATATATATTCATAATATTAAATTTGTATTGAATTTAATATTATTATAAACGTAACACTTTAAAAATTTATGTTCGTTTAAGCACGAGCGGCAGAGGCAGAACGAGACGCGGCGGCAGCAGCACTACGAGACGCGGCGGCAGCGGCAGCACGGGAAGCGGCAGCAGCGCGGGAAGCAGCGGCAGAGGCAGAACGGGCGGCAGAGGCACTACGGGATGCCGAACGACCACGGGAAGCAGAGGCCGCGCGGGAGGCAGCGGCAGAGGCAGAACGGGAAGCAGAAGCGGCGCGGGAAGCAGCCGCAGAGGCGGCGCGGGAAGCGGCACGACCGCGACTACGGGAAGCAGAAGCGGAACGATTACGGCGGCTGTGAGGACCCTTTTTGTGGTGAACTTTACGGCTGTGGTGTTTGGGCATTTATATATATATAAAACAAAAAAAAAATTCTAAATGATTAATTCTAAATGATTAATTCTAAATGATTAATTCTAAATGATTAATTCTAAATAATTAATTCTAAATAATTTAATTCTAAATAATTATGGAATAAATTAAACGAACCATTCAACTCGACAATATAATTATTTATTAAATTTGGTTTGGATTTTATTCAAAAGTTCGTCGTCGTAAATTAAATTTCCTAAAGGTTTGTATGTTTTTATTGGCGTGTACTCTTTTTTATGTGGTTTTGATTTTTCGTCGATAACCGAATCGCCAATATGTATGTTATGCGTATTTGGTACGTCATTTTTGGAATTAAACGTGTTTAATGAAATATTATTATTTTCTTCTATTTGTTTTCCATACTCGTTTATGACAAGTCCGGTCTTCTTCTTAATTTCGGTGCGTATATACGACGGCACAAAATGGTTCCACGCTATCAACAATAAATTAGGGTGAATATAACGAACATTAAACCCATTTGTTTTTAATTTGTCAATTAAATATGCTATGCATCCGCCTTGGTCGTATTTAGGAACGCCTATTATTATTTCTGGAACTAAAAACCAACAGTATTGTTCGTTCAATTTTTGTTTGGAAACCGTTTTAATTTTAACATGAATTCGGTTTAATATTTTGTTAAATAATTCCAACTTATTTAAATCGTCTTTATGTTTGGTTTCATACAAGTCGTCTATATTTAATTGCTCTGAAAAATCTTCATTTTTTTCTAGTGTAAATACATTGGTCATTTTGTATTCTTATGCTAAAATAAATAAAGAAAACAAATTTATAAGAATTTATGGGGATTACTAAATAAACTAATTGATTAACCAGTTACATTATTTCAATAATGTATGAGGTATAATATTGAAAATAAAATGTTGATTGAGATATAATGACAATAAAACATTTGGTTATTTCAGGTGGCGGTCCTATAATGATACAAATATTGGGTTCCATTCAGCATATTGAAGAACAAAAATTTATCAACTTGAACGACATAGAAACCATTTACGGGACGTCTGCCGGAGCAATAGTAGGAATACTCATTTGTCTTAAATTTGACTGGGAAACCATCAACGATTACATTATTAAAAGACCGTGGCAAGATGTATTTCAAATAAATGCTAAAAGCATTTTTGATTCTTATTCCAAAAAAGGGATTTTTGATGAAACAATTATTAAAAAATGCTTTAAACCGTTGTTTGATGCGAAAGATATAAACATAGACATTAATCTTAAAGAATTTTACGATTTGTCAAAAATAGAACTACACTTATTTTCATTCGAAATAAATGACTATAAAACACACGACATATCATATTTAACACACCCAGAATTAACCCTTATTCAGGCAGTTCAAATGACGTGCGGAATCCCTTTATTAGTGTCGCCCGTTTGTATCAACAATAAATGTTATATAGATGCCGGAATGTCTTGTAATTATCCGTTGAATTATTGCATAGAAACCGGCAAGAAGGAGGAAGAAATATTAGGTTTTAAAAATAAATATAAAACAGACGACGAAATAATAAATGAGGATTCGTCATTATTGGATTTTTTGTTGAATTTTTTATTTAAAGCAGTATTCAGTTTGAGTAGATTAACAAAAACGCCTGAAATAAAAAATGAATTATTATGTGATACCACAAAGTTAAGTTTTGAATTTTTTAAAAGTACGTTAGGAAATATAGAAGTAAGAAGAGAGCTCTTTAATGTTGGCGTAGAAAACGCAAAGACATTTCTATCTAATTTAGAGAACAGTGTTTAAAAATTGGTTGAGAGAATCTTTATCTGGTTTGGCGTCATACTCTATAACTTGTCCGTCCTTTAATAATTTAATGGTGGGATATCCTTCAATATTATACTTGTTCATCATCTTTTCAACTTCGGCGTTTTCCTCCGAACAATTAATCTCGCTAAAAATGATGGTGTAACCGTTTACAATCTTGTTTTTATATTCTGCTTTCAATTCTTCCCATATTGGTTTTGCGGATTTGCAGTGGGGACACCAGTCTGCGTAGAAAAATAACAATTCCGCGTTTTTATTTTCATTCGGTCCAAATTCTCCATTTGGTTTATAGGTAGAGTTTTCTTGCGACGATACGTCCTTGTAAAAGTAAAATACCGCAATAACAATAAACAATATTGACATTAATATTCCGCCAATAATATAAGGAGAAGGCATTCCGCCACCCATTTTAATACTGGAGAAAAATGAGGAGGCTCCTGCGGTCTGTTGTTGATTTGATAAGAAACTCATTTATATATATTATAGAATAATTTAGTCTTCTATTTTACGAATATAAATATTAAGAATAATAAAGATAACCTAATAATATTTATATATTATGATATTTAGAACAAACACCGGCAAATTAATGGAGGTAAAAAAGTACGATTTTGTCAACGACTCGTTATATTATAAAAAATTAATGGAAATTAAAACGCCTATAATTAAAAATAATATCGATATTGTTTTTTCTAAATTAGAAAAAACTCTTAATGACAAAAAGTAAAAGCAATCCAATAAATAGGGTAAATACATAACTACATATTACGTTCATGCTTAATTGGGAATGTATATTTTCATTATTTACAAATTCTCTAGATGCTTTCAATAAATCGGTTTGCTGGTTATTTAATTTGAGTGTATAAAACAATAATCCTAATGCTACCATTTTCATAAAAAACGAGGTTTTGAATAAATGACTAAGAGGACTAATAATAAAAAGAATGACGATGAATATTGATATAGAACTACATAAACACGCTTTTTTGGTAGTTTCTGTAAAAACAATTAAGTTAAACGGGTCTTGTGAATTCATATACTTTAATTATATTATTTATTTTTTATATTATAAAATGTGGTGATATATAATGAATAGTCGTAAAAAAAAGAAAATCCAAAATAAAACAAAAAAGAAATGCCACAATAAAACAAAACGAATATTTACGAAAAAGGATTTTGCGTCTGGTGACGGGTTTTTAGTAAGCGTATGGGGACCTGTGGCGTGGACGTTTTTGCATACTGTAAGTTTTAATTATCCGTTAAAACCAACGACAGAAGATAAAAAACATTATAGAGATTTAATATTGAATCTTCAAAATGTACTTCCTTGCGGGGTTTGTAGGAAAAATTTGAAAACGAATTTTAAGACAAATCCGTTAAAGAATAGCGACATGAAAAGTCGCGAAACCTTCTCTCGTTATGTATACGAACTTCACGAAATTGTAAATAAATTATTAAATAAAAAATCAAATTTGTCTTATTGCGACGTGAGAGAAAGATACGAACATTTCAGGTCAAGATGTACCGAAGAAACTCCTAAAATGTTGTCATTAAACAATAACAAAAAGGGAACGAGAAAGAGGAAAGGAGAAGAAAAAGGGTGTTCCGAACCACTTTATGGGAAAAAATCAAAATGTGTTATTAACATTGTTCCCCAAGAAGAAAAAACCGAAACATTTAAAATAGACAAAAAATGTATAAAAACAAGAGGAAAACCATCAGAATAAATTTACAAAATATTTACCCGAATAATTTTAGTTTAATTATATAAATTAACCTAAAATAGATATAAATTATTACTTCAATTACATACCGAATGTTGAAAAGTCGTTTAATACAGGAGTAGGAAGAAGATTGCTATTTATGGCGTTGTAATTTGGGACCTTTTTACACTCAAACGAAGGTTCCGGACATCTCGCACAAGCAGGACAAGGTGGAGCAGGTTCGGTTCTAGCAGTAGCAGATGCAACTGGACAAACTGGACAAACCGGAGGAACCACCTGTGTTTTTAAAATGTACAAATCTTCTTGGCCAGGCGGAATTTGGCTTGCGGGAATTCCTGCCACGGTATTTCCACCGGGACCTTGTGCGTAATATGCGGTGTTTCCTTGAGGACCCGTGACCGACCCAGCGCTTCCGCCATAAGCACCATTATATTGGGTGCTACTTGTAGAACCATTATTATACGAGTTGTTGCTTGTTCCAGCGACGGTGTTTCCGTTGGGTCCTTGAGCGTAGTATGCGGTGTTTCCTTGAGGACCCGTGACCGACCCGGCACTTCCACCATAAGCACCATTCGTGCTGCTAGTCTGAATAGGTTCGCCGGTGCTACCGTAATATTGGGTTGAAGTTGTTGTATTTGTTGTATTTTGATTGCTAGATGTTCCAGATTGTGTATAAGTAGTTGAGCCATTAGACGACTGCACGTTAATCGCGGATTGTCCGTTATTTGTTTGAACTACCGTGGCAGTTTCTCCATTAGGTCCATAAAAGGTTGTTGCCGTACCATTCGAACCATCATAGTTTGTATAACTTTCAGTGGTGCTTGCTGATGTAGTGCTTGTGGTATTGGTAGAGGCATCAGGTTGACTTGAAAATACGACGGATTGTCCGTTTACCGGTGTCACCTTTAAACCTTGCGACCCGTCGCTATTAGACACCACCACCACGCTTCCTCCATTAGGACCATAAAATGTGGTTCCGCTTACCAATTGTGTGGACGACCCAGAGTAATGATTGTAATTGTCGTAATTAGTGTTGGAACTTGTAGAAGAACCACTTGTAGAAGAAGAAGCGCCGGTAGAAGAAGAAGCGCCGGTAGAAGAAGAACCACTTGTAGAAGAAGAACCATTATTAGACCGGTTTTCCGCAACGTTTCCGGTAAATCCTTCGTTTCCACAAGAACCTCCTAAAAACGAACATAAAAATAATGACAATAATAAGATTAAAAATAGAAATAATGCTTCAGTCTTCATTGTATAATTTATATAGTGAAAAAAGTTTAGAACAAATTAATATAAAAATGATATGAAATAACAATCTTACGTTCAATTAAAACTTAAAATGAGCAAACACGAAGACACGAATGGTGCTAATTTTATTATGGATTCCTTCAACACGGTTTCGAACAACGACGCAGAAACGTCTCACGAACTACCTGTTAAAGTTAAATCAACCAAGACTAAAAAGGTGTCCTTGAATAAATATTTGGTGGAAGACGAAAAGGTATTTGAAGTCGGGGTAGACGAGGTCGGGAGAGGACCAATGTTTGGGCGCGTTTATACTGCCGCCGTTATTTTACCTAAAGATGACAGTTTTGACTTTTCGGTCCCAAAAGACAGTAAAAAATTCACTTCAAAAAAGAAAATTTTGGAAGCGTCCGATTATATTAAAGAACATGCGTTGGCGTGGCACATCAGTTACGAAGACGAGCGGAAAATTGAAGAAATTAATATATTACAAGCAACCCAGTTGTCTATGCATAATTCAATATTAAAGGTAATTGGTAAATTTAAACAAACCGACGAATTTAAATCAATCGAAAATTCTGAAATTCATTTACTAATAGACGGCAATTATTTTAATCCGATTATTTCTCTAAATAAAAATACAAATAAATTGGAAAGCATACCGCATATAATGATTAAGGGGGGAGACAACAAATACGCGTCTATTGCGGCAGCGTCTATACTAGCAAAGGTTGAAAGAGACCGGTATATAGAAGAATTATGTGTTGCGCACCCCACATTAAACGAACGATATGACATTGGTTCCAACAAGGGGTATGGAACCAAACCACATATAGACGGAATTGAAAAATACGGGATTACAGAATGGCACCGAAAAACCTTTGGTATTTGCAAGAGTTTTGACAATTGCAATAGTTTTGATTGATTATAATAAAATAGCATTATTTATTATTATCGTGATTTGTTAGATTTTCTTGTATTACGCCTTATAATTTTCTTCTTGTGTTTTCTTGTTTTACTGTTGTTTTTTCTTTTTGCGTTTTTCGTTTTTTTTGGGTGCTTATTTTTTGTGCGTTTTCTTGTTTGTTTTGATTTTTGTGTTTTTTTAATTGGAAAACCTCCATTATAACTGACACTAATAGGAAGAGCATCGCCAATTAATTCAGTTATTTTTCCTTTACTTGATGAATAATACCCACCATATGCTTGTTGATTAATACTATCTTTTGTTGCGTGTTGAAGCATATAAAGAAATCTTATTGCTGATGGTCGGTCATTCGCAAAAAAACCTCTAATTGTATCACCTCCGCCCGGCAGCATATTGTATTTTATTACATCATCTGTTGTCTCATAATTCTCACCAGTATACCCACCATATTTACATAGACTATTTATTTCTTGAAATAAATCTCCAAGTACTTTAAATAAAATTTCAGAGTGAACAACCTTATTAAATAAGTTAGGATTTAATACAAAAATATTAAATAAATTATCAAATATATTACTTGGTGGTTGTTCCTCATCAGTCAAAGTATAATTATTTGTATCCAAAATATAATCTTGAACGCTCCTTATATCAGATTTTTTTTTTTGTAATGTGCCTGTGCCTGTGCCTGTGGGAATAATAAGAATTGTTTTTGGTGCAATAAAATTAAACGGGTTTTCAATAAAATTAATAATATTAACCAACGTATTTTTTAAAACGTTATATGCTTCTAAATTATTTGCGTTATTCATATTGATGTTTGATTTTTCACCTTTTATTTTAAGTTTATCATCTCCGTTTAGTTTGATATTGAGTCCAACTTCAAACTCTAACTTAACAGTAGTATCTGTGTGTGTAGGATTAACACTAAGTTTTCCATTATAATAAATATTATTGGGTTCAGGACCCACAATTGTAAAATCCATATTACCTCTTTCATAAGTGGTTGTGCTTGAAGAACAATTAGACATACCATCTAAAACAGATGAATACGGGCAGAAAGTATATGTGTTATTAATTGGGGCAGCATTATTAACTATGTATTTGTTGGACCCATGCTTAGGACCAAAATATCTCTTGTCACCTTGTGGTATTTTTGTAAATAAATGGTTGTCTTGCGATGATGCTTTCACCGCGAATAATGATGCTGCGGATGATCTGCTTTTCGAATAAAAATTGAACAATTCGTTGTCTAATTGTCCGGTATTTATATTACCTTCTCCATTGTTCCACCCTGATTGATATAACAATATATCTATTTGTGTGTTTAATAAGTTGTTGTATATGTTTTTTGGGTGTAAATCTTTAAACCCATATGTTTTAAACCCATTTTTATTACATACTTTTGTTAAATATAACCCTGACTTAGCAATAAAACTACAAAAATTACCACGAATTCTAATTTCTTCTTTACTTAATTGACCACTTTCTAAATTTTCAATTTCTTTTTGCGTAGCATTCTTTTTTTTTTTTAAATCTTTAATTTTTCCGTCGATGGGGGCAATATTTTTTTTATATCCTTCTTCTAATTTTTCTTCATATGTTTTTTGTATGGTTTCTCTAATTGCACCTTCTTTCGGATAGAATAATGTTATATTAAATTGTTTATTTGTTTCAGTAACCCATTCACTAATATTTGTTGAATTAACTGGGTTAATTGAATAAAGCACCTTTAACCTTTTATCATATTTTTGTTTTTTTTCATTTTTTATTGCTTCTTGCTCTTTTATTTCGGTTTCTATTTTTTCTTTTATTTCCTTTATTTCCGTTGGTTCGGTTTCCTCTGTAAAATATTTAAAATCGTCCGATGGTGCCGCTGATTGGTCTGCTGTGAATTCTTCCATTTTCCCTGATTCATCTTTAATTTCTTTTTGTGTAAAAATAGCATTTATAATTTTATTTTTTATGATTTCATTTTTTCTCGACAACCAGTGACTAATTTGATTAAACAAATTTTCCGTCTTTGGTACTTCTACTTCTCTTGGTACTTCTTTTTGTAGGTCTGTAATAATTTCTGTAAGTATATTCGTATAGTCTTCTTCTAACCCACCTCCTTTTTGAGGTTCGTCGACATCAATAGACCCTTCACCCAATTGTGATGGTTTAATTAAATCTAACATTTTCTCTATTATACTTCCATTAACATTCAAACTATTAATATCTTTTTTACGTCGTCCCCATTGTTCAATAACCGCTTGAAATAATAAAAATATTATTGAAGTATTTACATCATTAACCATTTCATTTATTGCATTATTGTATTCATTCTTGTTATCATATAAGGATTCTTGTGATAAGTTATTACTGGTTGGTGTCGACGGTGGTGACTTTTGTGTGGACCGTGGTGAACTTAAACCATCCATCGGTTCGGTGTAAGCAGCAGCACTCACATTCGTCCGCATCTTCTTCGTATTGTCTATTACTTCTGAATCATCCTCTTTATCTCCGCGTGGTCTCTTCTCTTTTCTTCCATCCTCCTCCTTCATCATCCCGCCTTTATATTCGTTGTTAATCGTTAAACTGTCAGTCAAAAATTTTTTTACGATGTTAGTGTTTTTATTCCATCTACTTTTATTACTTGTAGAACCATAATCATGTATAGGGTCATGTGCGATTATATTTAGTATTGTAAATAGACTCTTATTTTCATCATCAAATTGAACTACTCTTTGTGCGTATCTTTCTTCACCAGTTGATTCAAATATTGACGACGCATTTGACGACGCATTTGACGACGCCTTTGCCGCATACATTTAATATATACATATATATATTATTTATACCAAACAATAGCATAAATATAAATATAAAATTGACATAAAATAACCTCTAAATAATGAGTATAAGTTTATGAACCGAATAATTAATATTTTACAATTAATAAATGCGCGTCTTAGTTTTCGATACAGAGACGACCGGGTTGCCCAAGTCAAGATTGTTAAGTCCCGATACCCTCCACTTATGGCCTCATATCGTTCAATTTAGTTACATCGTGTATGACATAGATAACAACCAAATTTTAGACATCAACGACGAAATCGTGAAAATTAAAAAATGCATGATTATACCTGACGAAGCGACCAAAATACACGGAATAACCACCCAGATGTCCCACAGCAAGGGCATTGATATTGAATCGGTGTTAACAGACTTCTTTAGTAGAATAAAAACAGTAGACACCATTGTGGGACACAACGTGTCGTTCGACATAGACATGGTGAAGGTTGAACTAATGAGAATCATTTGCGATAACACAAGACTTCGTGAGGATGTTATTGTTTATAAAAATTATCTACACAGTCTAACCACCTTTCCAAACGTTTATTGTACGTTAAAAAATACCATCCAATTGTGCGACATTCAGGCAGTCAGTAAATACGGGAAAACTTATCAAAAATACCCAAAACTGATTGAATTGCACCAAAAGTTGTTTTCAAACGTCACACCAAACCATTTACACAATTCTCTGAACGACATTATAGTAACGCTGAGGTGTTATATAGAATTGATAATTCATAAAGACTTGAATGTTACTTGCGAGGAATTCGCAAATTTAATGAAGAAAAATGATATTTTAGGTTAAAATTAAGCAGAACACATTTCACAAATTTCATCTTTTTTTTCCGAGTCGTCGGCAGATTGTTCGGGTTCAATCGTAAATTGTTGTGCTTGATGCTTTGCCTTTCTTCGCAAATAATAAATTCCTGTTTTTAGTCCTTTTTTCCACGAATAAAAATGCATCGAGGTCAGCGAATTATATGTGGGGTCTTCTATCCAAAGGTTCAGACTTTGGCTTTGGCAAATGAACGCACCTCGGTCTGCGGACATGTCAATAAGATGCTTCATCGGCATTTCCCAAACAATTTTGTATTTATTTCTAATGTGTTCCGACAACGTGGTTAGCTGTTGAACGGACCCTTTATTAGAAATAATATTATTTTTAATTTTTTCGTTCCACACACCGAGTTCGTGAAGTTCTTTCATTAAATATTTATTTACAACCACAAATTCGCCTGCTTGTGTTCGTCTCGTATATAAATTGCTGGTGATTGGTTCAAAGCATTCGGTGTATCCGAGAATTTGTGAGGTGGACGCAGTTGGCATGGGAGCAACCAAGAGGGAATTTCGTAGTCCATGGCGAACGACGGATTGTTTTAACTTTGCCCAGTCGTATCTATCACTGGGTTCTACTCCCCATAAATCAAACTGAAGCAATCCTTTTGACGCGGGAGAACCCTCAAAGGTAGAATATGTACCGGTTAGAACGGGTGTGCGTTTCGTATAAACGGCGTTCCATACATAATTAAAATCGTATGGATTGTTTCTAGTTAAAAATTTGGTTGTTTGTAAAATTCCCATACCTACTTCGTCGCACATTTTGCGAATTGTATTTTCGCGTTCAATCGCAATTTCGTTGCTTCTCTCCAATGCCGCGTGATAAATGGTTTCAAAAATATGTTTATTAATTATCTTCGCTTGTTCTGAATGAAACGATACGTCCATCATAAAAAAAGTGTCGGCAAGTCCTTGAACCCCGATGCCGATGGGTCGGTGTCTGAAATTGCTTTTTTTTGTTTTTTCGGTGGGGTAAAAATTAATGTCGATAACGCGGTTTAAATTGTTGGCAACATTTTTGGCAACCTCGTGAAGGCGCTCATAATCAAATAGTTTTGTTTCTGGGTTGACAAATGCGGGTAGTGCGATGGACGCCAAGTTACACACCGCGGTTTCCTCTGCATCCGAATACTCCATAATTTCGGTGCATAAATTGGACGATTTAATAGTTCCCAGATTTTTTTGGTTTGATTTTTTATTGACCGCATCTTTGTATAGGATATATGGTGTCCCTGTTTCCATTTGAGCGTCCAATATTTTAAACCATAAATCGCGCGCATTAATGGTCTTAACGGCCATTCCGTCGGTTTCGTATTTTTCATAAAGTTGAGCAAATTCGTCTCCATAGGTTTCTATTAGACCGGGACAAACGTTGTTGCAAAACAACGACCATTTCCCGTTGCTTTTAACGCGTTCCATAAAAAGGTCTGAAATCCATATTGCGTAAAAAAGGTCGCGCGCCTTCATTTCTTCGTCTCCGTGGTTCTTTTTTAATTCCAAAAAGTCCTCGATGTCTGCGTGCCATGGTTCCAAATAAATGGCGATGGACCCGTTTCGTTTCCCGGATTGGTTCACATACCTTGCGGTGCTGTTAAACACTCGTAACATAGGAACGATTCCGTCGGTTTTCCCATTAGTGCCTTTAATATAACTTCCTTTAGGACGAATGTTATGTATATGAATCCCGATTCCACCCGAGTATTTTGAAATCTGTGCGCAATCCTTTAGTGTATTATATATGCCTTCGATGCTATCTTCTTCCATGGCGACCAAATAACAACTGGACAATTGCGGATTGGTTGTTCCTGCGTTAAATAAGGTTGGTGTTGCGTGGGTAAAATACTTTTGTGACATGAGGTCGTATGTTTCCTTTACCAACCGCAGACATTCGTCTTCTCCCTTATATTTCAAATCGGTATGAATTCTGTTTAAATCCCCATGAATTCCAACCGCAACACGCAACCACATATGTTGCGGTCTTTCTACAATTTTATTATTAATTTTAATGAGATATGACTTCTCTAGTGTTTTAAACCCAAAATAATCAATTAAATAATCACGGTTAAAATCAACCATACCGTCCAATTGTTCGGAATAATTGTTTACGAAATCAATAAACGTCTCTGAAACAAGTGGTGTGTTCTCTCCTTTAGAATTAGTGAACCCATATAACTGATTTGCTACTTTTGAAAACTTGGTATCTGTATTTTTATGATGGTTTGATATAACCACCCTGGACGCCAACGTGGAGTAGTCTGTATGGACGGTTGACATCGATGCACACTGTTCGGCAGTTAATTCATCTATTTTTCCGGTGGGAATATTGTCGTGTAGTTGTTCTATTACCTTGATGATAAGAGCTGAATAATTAATATTGATATTTGCTTCACGACCCAATTTTTTAACCCTTTCCGAAATTTTATCAAACGACACCTCTTGCAATGTTCCGTCCCGTTTAATAACACGCATTTCATTTGCCAAATTATTCATCAGTATATTATATATAAAATTATGTTTAAATGAATTAAGCAATATGTATATTTTGATATAGTTCAAAAAAAATATACATATAAATATATATGAAAAGTATCTTATTTTTGTTTCTATTTGTGATTTTGAGTGTTGTCGCATCTTTTTATCACCCAAATAATTTTATGGAAGGATACGTAACTTCTTCATTTAACGCAACCGTTGGAGATTACCCAGCATCACAGACAGAAGTGTTGGTTCAAGACACTTATCCTGCAATTGGAGGGAACCAAGTTTCCAAAGAGAACGAATATAATATGTGGTGGCGTTACCCCACCTTTAAATTAGGGTCATACGCGCAAATAACCAATAATATACGGTATAACCGTAATCCAGATATAGCAAAATGTACTCCGGTAGATATGTGCAACGCATTATATAAGGACAAACACATCGGAACCAATTATGTTACGCAATTGCCTCCCGTAAATCCAAATGGCGGAAGACGTGTCGGATATTTTAACACTTCCGAAAGTTTATTAATGTAAAAGGAGTGTATATTATAATAAATAATAAATAATAAATAATAAATAATTTATTTGTTTATTATTTTAATTATTTACGTTAGGCGTTGTCTAATTTGACAATTTTCATAAAAGGTAACAAACAACCCGTCGTTGGAGGCATAACGACATCAATCGTTTCTTTTTTCGCGTTTCTTTTTACGGGTGCTCGATGTTCGTATCCGGTTACGCGCTCGGTCTCAATAATATTCCAAACATTCTCCAATTGTCCCACCTTGCTTTTAAACCATTCTTTGTTCCTTAAAATTAACACACAACTAATAACCTCAAGTTTCCAATAAATTGTCTTCATATAAATATAATTATATGGTTGTTTCTCGTACTTGTCCACCATCATATCTTCCCACTTTTCAATATCGTGTTTGTTGACGATGTCTAGAGGTTTGTATTCATAATGTGGTTTGCCTTCTTTTGCGTGAAAATGAATGATAATTCCCTTCATTTTATCATCTTCCGACAAACACAAATTGTCGGCATCACCAGTCGAACGGTCGTTTAAAAATGATAAATTATCTGGATATTCAATAAATTTAGTTTCTAAAAAATCGCATTCGTCCAGGTCGCAAACCTCCATCTGTAGTTGCATTTGAACCCAGTATTCCTTCTTGGGAATTCCTGTTATTTCACGACTAACGACATTTTTGATTTCCAACATGCGTCCATACCGTGTCGATTCTTTATTTACAATAATTCCGTCGGGAGAAGCACCGATGAATGTATATTTTGGGTGTTGAATGCATCCAAAGTCTTCCACCTTTGTATTAAATTTCCCCTCATAAATCATCACCGACAACGGTTCGTATTTTTGCCCCCAATGCATCGCCGTATTTAAATTTACCATTTTAACCTCGTCTGTTTCCACATTCACCTTTAGCGGTTGACATTTTTCATATATAAGTTGGTTCATATTTGATTTGCTTTCAAATGCTTTCCACGCATTGCTCGCAGTAATTAAGTTCCATCGAAACTTGTACCATTCGTCCGTGCGTTGTTCGGGTTGTGGCATTTCTCTCAATCCTTGAATTTTTGTTTCAATTATAGAAATATAATTGTCTGATAATTCGATATTTTCTTCGTCGACCTTGTCACCATAATCAATCATCTTGTCTGGATAAAACGTGTCGATATAAACCGAAAACGCATATTCGATTAATTCCTCCATCACATCGTCGTCTTCGTCACCATTAAATGAATACATAATATGCTGTTCAAATTGTAGATAACAAAGTTGATGAATTTCTTCCAACAAAATGTTATAAAAATCGGGGTCCGAAACAACGTTTGGGAACTGTGAAATATATTCGTCCATTAAATGAAACGCTGTTTCAACAAAATCGGTAGCATATTCTTCGTTAAATATCGTTGGTTCTGGTTCAAATATTAACAAATGAGATATATCGGTAAGTTCTTCTAAACTTGAAATCATTGTTGGTTATATACTTTGTCATAATTGTTTTAATACATTTGCGTTAAAACAATTATAGTTGGAAAAAAATGTATTCGTGGTGGGTCACCATCACCGTTCCATTAATTATCTATTTACCCGTAAATTGACCTCATTTCAGAATATGTCATATTTCTCCCCGTTTTCTCCTTGAATTCGTTCGCACCTTGTTGCATAATTGCCATAAGAACGTCTATTGATTTGTCGAATTCCTTTTTTTCAACTTTAGCGCCACTGATAAGATTTATTGGATTTGTTATAGTTTTATAGATGGTTGCGTCGTGATTAACCATTTTTTCAGTTTTTTGTTCAATCTCCTTCATAAATTCAATTTCTTCTTTATTCGTCAAGATATTTCCGCTTATGTCCATTTCGGTCTTTTGTGTATGAAACGACTTATCATCATAATAATTCGTTTCATTTTTATTAAAATATAGAATAAATCTATACATTTTTTATGGTACTATTTAAAGAGCCCTTTTTGGGCAATGATTTTAGAGTAGATACTCGCTTGTCCACATTTTTCAAGGTGAAATGCTTGGTGGTCTTTACATATGTTAAAGATGGTATATTTTTAATGATGCCCTCAATTTTATCATAAACAACGTCTTTTGCTCTTGAGAGACGTTTATTTTCAATACTATCTTTTAAAAAATTAAATAGATTATCTGATTCTTGGTCGGTGAATTCGTGCTCTTTGCTGTAAACGACTGAAAAATCCAATATTTTACTTAGTTTAATGGTTTTATTCAATTTGCACCAAGGTTCGTTTCCATTGCTAATTTGTTCGTTTTCTAGAAATTTATCAAGTGCGGATAGTTCATTGGAAGATTTTGTTTCTTTTATAGGACTCCCGTGATTCATTAGCATCGTTTTGTATTTAATATTTTTAAGTTCGTGACATTCTTCAATTTTAGGTTCAGTTGTTATTTCTAGCATTCTCTCTATGTATATATATTATATAATTAAGTTTAACTCATTTTAACAATATATATAAACATATATTATTGATAATATTTTAGTTCAGTTTGATAATAAATATAAATTGTCGTGTCCAATATATATGTCAGAAAAAATAATTGATATAACCGGAACAAACAATAAATATCATCTTAAAAATCAAGTAAACCATTATAAAAAGGAAATTAAAAAAAGAATCCAACCCACAAAATGGACTTTTCAAGTCGACAATTATAATCACGTTTCGCAGTTGAATTTAATCATAGACATATCCAACAACGGATTTAAATGGGTTGACACCGCTTCAAAGGTAATACTTCAAGAAATAAATAAGAAAATTGGCGGATACAAACAACAAGACAAACTTAAAAAACATTATGACCAATCAAACTTCATTAAATTGCAAACTATACTGGGTAAAATGATTGAAAGCGAATTGAAATGTAGATATTGTTTGAATGAAATGTTTGTTTTATATGACATTTCGAGAGAAAAAAACCAATGGACCGTTGATAGAATTGACAACGATACCGGACACCGAGATGATAATTTTCATCTGGCTTGTTTAGAATGTAATTTGAAAAGGAGACGGAGAACGGACGAGAAATACTTATTTACCAAACAAATGAAATTAATTAAGTGTGACCACAATAGTGAGTATAAATGCGAGACAGATTAAATTGCGATGTAATTATGTATGAAAGTAATTTAATACACAATTAGTTTTTGAATAAGTTTATAAATTGTATATTAAAAATACATTAATACTATGGAGTGGAAATGGACAAAAGGTGAACCATACGAAAGAAGTAAACGACAAAAACAAACGCACGAAATTGAAAATGCTGAGTTTAGCAATACGATGAACGACACCGCATACTCTTCATCGCTAAACCACGATGAGAATACTTGGGACTTGTTAAACCAATCTTCCACCGACGCGGAGTTTAAAATGGACAACAAGAGAGAAGACATGGATACTAAAATGTCCAGTAGAGACCAAATTCAACAAATTGGAAACAATCCATTTTTAGGACAAAATAATTACGTGGAAGATATATCTATTAGTGACAAATTTTTAAAACCAATAAATACTACACAAGGTTCCACGCGAACCAATAAAACCGACGCTAATTAGGCAAGAGATTTAGAACACATCGAATACAATAAACGGTTCACAAAATAAGCAATAAAGAGATTAAATAACATTAATATCGCACCGCTAAACGACTTTGAGTTTAAAGACTTGTAATTTTTAACAACCCAAATTACGTCCGAAATGATAGCAATTACCATCATAAAAAAGAAAAACATCGCTATGAAAAGAAAATAACGACACGAACTTTTATCTAAAGGACCGAAATACAATTCCATAAATTTGTTCATTATATATAATACCAACAATATGTTTTAAATATTAAATATGAATTCATTAATTATTATTAATTATAATAACAACTTAAATGTGTTTTCAATAATTAATGTAATGAGTTTAAATTCAACTTATACAACGCAAAATGAATTGTTACTAAATAATTTAATCACGTTTTATAAAGACGAAAAATATTTAAATAGAATGTTGTCCATTATTACAGGAGATTCTAAAACTTCTTTGCGCATCGTAGATTGGTTTGTCACTAATTATGCGAAAAAAAATTATACGTTGTATCCGATTAAAGAAAAATCAGGAAATATAATTCGTTTTAAGGTGTATTTTGATTACAAGTTAAAACTGAAAGCATATAGCAAAAAACGGTTTGACCCCTTTTGTAGATGGGATAGGATTAGCATTCCTTATAAAAACGGAACATATATTGAAACCACCATCGGACAACTAAACTTTTTTAAATGGGCGATTGAACACGAGGTGATTGAATACGTGGAAGAACATTACGACATTATTGAAAACGACATGAACAACCATAATAGCACTTCTCGTAAAAAAGATTCTATATCAGATAACGCTAAAACCAGAAAAAAGAGAGAAGAATTATCTGTTTCTGCTACCAAAAGCATTAAAAAGGAGGAAATTGAAATAGTTGTTCAATTTAAGTAGATTAATGTTTAAAATTTAATTTTAATGATACATAATACTCAAGTTTTTTCGTAAAAATTAGGTATTTTTGTAAATTAATTTTTTTGTTGTATAATATATTTATTAGCATTTTTTTCTCTTCTTCTAAATCAATAACATTTCCACTTTTGTCATTAAACTCCCATTTTAATATTTTGGTTTTGTCTATAAAATATTAAATTAATTGAAATATACAAAAAATAATGTATGATGATTGTATGAAGGACATTTTAAAACGATTCTTGTTATTTTTAGTAGGGTGCATAGGAACACGATTAATGTTTGTGGTTGTCGCTAAAAAAATAAATCGCAAATATTTACCATATTTAGGGTATCTTGCGTTGGTACCTGCGGTTGGGTTTATGTATATTTATTTAACTAAATCAAGAACAACCGGTCCTGAAGTGTTTGGAGAGAAAATATGGTGGAACGACTTAAGACCAGTTCATTCCTTATTGTATTTTTTGTTTGCTTATAACGCGATTCAAATAAACGATAATTCGTGGATGTATTTGTTGGCAGATGTTTTGATTGGACTTTTCGCCTTTTTAGGACATCATTTTTTCGCAGACAGTTTTTCAAAACTTGTCGATAAATAAATTATTATCGTTGTTAATTATAAATAACCACGATGAAATAAACCACGAATACCTTTGGCGATTGTTCCGGTCGGTGTAATATATAACAATTTATTAATTAAAAATTGATTATTAAAAGCAAGTTTATATAATATGTATAAATTAACATGAATTACAGCGACTTGTCTCACGAATTGACAAAAAAAATAAGCAAACAAGAAAAAAAAGAAAATGGTATTTATTTTACACCGCCAAATACCATTGCGCGCAACTTGAAATTGATAGAACCATACATTAACAACATTAAGACCGTATTAGAACCTTCTTGTGGGTCGGGTGAATACATTCAGTCGTTAAATAAGATGTTTAAAAAGATAAAAATAACTGGAATTGAATATAACAAAACCATCTACGATTCCATTCGTCCAATGTCATCTGGACGCGTTTCAATAATTAACCAAGATTATTTAACGCACGATGTTGGGATGAAATACGATTTAATTATTGGAAACCCTCCATATTTTGTGATGAAAAAAGAGTGTATTGAAAAAAAATACCATCCATATTTCGACGGGCGACCAAATATATTCATACTATTTATTATTAAATCGCTGGGAATGTTGTCTGAAAACGGGTTGCTTAGTTTTGTTCTTCCCAAAAATTTCTTGAATTGTTTGTATTATGACAAGACCCGTAAATACATCAATGACCATTTTAGAATCGTAGACATTATTGAGTGTGATGACGATTACATCGAAACAAAACAAGAAACGGTAATTATTTTAATTCAGCGAGTGGTTCATCCTGTTAAAAACGAAAATGACCCATTGGTATTGGTCGTTAATAATTACACCATCTTCGGAACTACACATAATATACTTCAGCTTAAAACATTATATAATAATTCCACCAATTTATCCAATCTGTCATTTGATGTAAAGGTAGGAACCGTTGTATGGAACCAATGTAAGACGATATTAACCAACGACACAACAAAAACAAGACTTATATACAGTTCGGATATAATTAACAACGAATTGTCCATTAAAAAATATGACAACGACGATAAAAAAAATTATATTGACAAGTCTGGCGACACCTCACCTCTATTGGTAATCAATCGTGGATACGGCGTCGGCACTTACAAATTTCAGTATTGTTTGATTAATGGCGACGTTGAATACCTTATAGAAAACCATTTAATATGTATTAAATGTTCCACTAATATAAAGAACGAAGACCTACTGGCGTCGTATGAAAAAATAATTGATTCGTTGAACAACGAAAGAACGTCGCAATTTATAGACCTTTATTTTGGAAACAATGCGATAAATACAACCGAACTTAAATACATGCTTCCTATTTATGGGTTTTAATTACGCGTTACGTTACGTGCTTAAGTTGAAACGCAGGCAAGGCAATTCCGTTCCCGTTTTTCCATCTCAATAAAACGTTTGTTTTTTTTCCAGATTTTGAAGTTGTGACATACCGAAATTTGGACGGTTCTTTGTCGAACGATGTTAGTATATAGTCGTCCATATTCACATATTCTATATGAAACTCGCCATTTTTATACATCATATAAACCTTATTTTTTTGAGTTTCCATCAAATATTCGGACAATTTATTAATGTCAAGATCTGTTTGCTCAATAAATTTTTTAATGCTTTTTTGCGATACTTCCTGACATTTGTCGTAAAACAATTTGTCATCTTCTTCGTTGGTGAGTTGACTACTTCTTTTTGAACCGCCATAATATTTTTTTTGATACGAACTCAAACACCGCGGACTCGATTCGTGTACATGTTTTAAATATACATCTCTCTCGATGCTCTCAAGTTTCCCAAAGTCGGTTATTTCCCGAAGATAATTGTCATAAAAGTCTTCCTCATAAGAAGCATATAAATATTGACTTAGTTTCATCGGTGAAACAAATTGTGGTGCGTCGTTAACAGTAGACGCGTTAAATTTTAGTTCGATGTTCAGGTTGTCTTTACGGTTAATTACGACAATAAAATCGCAGTGGTTTCCTCTACCCGCTTTAAGGGTAGCTTCAATTGTATTGATGGTTGTGTTAGTGGAGCATCGTTCGTATGCGTTTGTAATAAAATCGTTCACTGCCTTTTTAATGTTTCTCCACCTTCTTGAACCAACGTAATAATATGTTGGAATATTATCGTTGATTATTGAGACCACCAACATTTCTCTCGTTTTATTATTTTTATCATTAAATCTTCTATCCGTTTTTAGAAAGGCGTTTATGCTGTCGTAGTTAAGATAATTGCCTTTCTTACCAACAAATATTTCAGGAAACGATTTCAGGAAACAAACATACCTTTTACACGCACGTTGAATCATTCTAACCTCTTTACACCGACACGTTTCTCCGTCGTACAATTTTGCCAAACAGCAATCAAGCACAAATTTTGTCTTTTTCGTAGACATTTTAAGTATTTTGTTGTATATATATGGATACAACAATTAATCTCAACTTTTTAAAATAATAAATATCTTTATTATTTTATTATTTAAATATTAATCAAATAATAAAATATGGGTAATACGCAAAATAGCGTCAAAAAATTAAACTTTGAAGACGTTCAATTTATAATTAAAACAAATCACAAATGGTTAATTATAAACACACTTGGAGTGAACGACCAAAAATGTTTAATTAAAAATACGATGAATTACGAGAACGAGGAAAAAACTATTAATAACCTAATCGAAAACGGGAATAACACCAATAATATAATGATTTATGGACGGAACTGCAACGACGAGACCGTTGGAAAAAAATACAACCAACTTGCTTCTCTCGGGTTTTGCGATATACAAGTTTATATGGGCGGAATGTTTGAATGGCTCGTTTTACAGGACATATATGGAGACGACCAGTTTCCAACAACCTTTAAGGAATTAGATATTCTAAAATATAAACCAGACAAATTGTTATTATTTTAATTAAATTTATATTTATAATTATAAAACAAGTTTCGTTTCCATATGTGTCTCCGTTGGTCTAATAAAAGCATCAATCATATTAATCCATTCGTTGATATGAAACCCGCTCTGATAAATATCGATATTTCCGTCTAGCACGAGTTGTTCGTCGCAAACACACGTTACCGATTGTTTGTTCAACATATTGTCGTGATATTTGGAGCAATTGGTTAAATAATTTAGAGGAACGTTTTCTTCGCCCTCCCTCAGACGACTTTTAATTCTATTAAAGCAAACTTCAGGGTCTGTCTTAACATATATAACTTGATTGACCGGAAATTCGTCGACAAAGGAGTTGAACCATTTTAGATAGATTTGATATTCTACTTCTTCTATTTTATTGTCGTCATACAACATCTTTGCGAAAACCATTTTATCGGTGTATAAACTTCGTTCGGTAATAAAGATGGTTTTTTCGTTCGATTTTTTATTTTTACTATTTTGTGCTTCTTTTTTTGCGAGACGCAGAACATTCAACCTAGAAATATATGCCATCATTTGAAACGCAAACGAATACTTTTTCTGGTCTGAGTAAAATTTTTGAATAATGGTCGCCCCTTCTTTATCCGTTATTTGTTCCCACTCGTCCACCGGTTCTTTTAAGAACACCACGTTGGCATCTTTCTCATAATAATCACGCAAATTAGACAACAATGTCGACTTTCCAGAGCCAATGTTGCCTTCAATCGAAATAACCATAAAATCAGTCGTATCCATTATTAATAATTATGTTGTATAGTTTTTATATTTATTTTTTAGTAGTTGTCATATTCAATTTTTTATTTTATTCCTTTTATTTCGTATATTTATTTTATTTAAAATTGAAACAATAAATATACTTAAAAAATAAGGCATATTTAATAACAACCTCATTACTCAAAATGGATTTAAAGCAACGCAAACTAAACAGATCGGAATGGAACTCGATCGAAGTTCCTGTATCGGCACACGAGAAACATATTTTGAACCTTATTGTCGCTGGATTTCACGACGTGAACATTAGAATTAACCACCATAACTCTATATTTACCTTTCTAAAAATAGAGTATACAACTAAAATGGAAGATTTTGTATACAATAAATACATCCGGACACGCGGAGAAAAGATTGAGACCGTATTGTCTTCCATCATGCCAACCTATAAAAAAATGAAAATTGACGGAATTGTAAAGTTAAATTCTTGTGACAAAATCAGGTTGGAGAGATTTGACCACGACGCATTAAAAAATGAAGACGTATATGAGTTTGTATTGTTGTCCCACATTGAGCGTTTGTTGGAAAATAACAGCAAACCGAATGTTTCCAATAAAAAGTTGTTTCATTATCATTATTTCACCCTAAATAAATTATGTGGCAATAATATTGTTAAATTAAACCGACACTTGGCAGAACTTGCGTCAAGAGTTCTAACCGTATTCAAGGACAACGTTGAAATTCTAACCATTATTCAAAACGCACACGAATTCATCGAAAAAAATGAATGTTTGTTGAAATACGAGGACTTGATGTTGTACGAACATCAAAAACAAATATTCACCGAAATTAAAAAATCCAATCCCAAACTAATTCTATACATGGCTCCCACTGGAACTGGGAAAACGTTGACCCCAATCGCCCTTTCTGAACAAAAAAAAATTATATTTGTATGTGCCGCAAGACACGTCGGAATCGCGTTGGCTAGAGCGGCCATTTCAGTTAATAAAAAAGTGGCATTTGCGTTTGGGTGTGAAAGCGCGGACGATATCCGCCTTCATTACTTCTCCGCCAAAGAGTATTCAAAAAATAAGCGAACGGGTGGAATCGGAAAAGTGGACAACAGTGTGGGCGACAACGTGGAAATAATGATTTGTGACATTAAATCATACTTGGCGTCCATGTATTACATGCTGGCGTTCTTCCCTGCGGAAGAAATTGTGATGTATTGGGACGAACCAACCATCACGATGGATTACGACAACCACGAATTTCATTCCATTATTAAAAACAATTGGAAGGAAAATATTATTCCCAACGTCGTATTATCGTCTGCAACCTTGCCTAAATTATCAGAATTGACGGAAACATTGCCGGATTTCTTGAATAAATTCAAGGATTCAGAGGTATACAACATTGTTAGTCACGACTGCAAAAAATCAATCCCAATAATCAACAAGGACGGCTTTGTGGTAGTCCCTCATTATTTGGAAAAGGAGTACGACAATATTGTTAAAATTGCGAAATACTGCGAAGAATATTTAACGCTCATTAGATATTTTGATTTAAGCGAAGTAGTTAGGTTCATTGGTTATGTGGTTGGAAACAACCATTTAAAGTCGCGAATGATGTTGGAAAGACACTTTGAAACTGTTGGTGACGTTAATATGAAAAACATCAAGGTCTATTATGTGATGCTTCTTCAAAACATCGACCCCGAAAAATGGTGTGATATTTACAACCATTTTATGGTGACGAGAACTCCTAAAATTTTGGAAAATGTGGCGATTGACGGAAAGGGACAACCGATTATTAAATCAAGGAGCGTTGATTCCTTCCGCAAGAGTAGTCCGCACAAATTGTCCGGTCAATCTATTACACGATTGGCGAGCGAACAAGTCGGTCACGACGCCCCACCCAAAGGAACATCTGGTGTATATGTTACGACCAAAGACGCACACACGCTGACAAATGGTCCTACCATATTTATTTCGAACGACGTTGAGAAAATCGCCAAGTTTTGCATCCAACAAGCAAACATCCCGAATATTGTCATGGATGAAATCACCAAGAAGATTGAATTTAATAATGTAATCAACGAAAAAATGTCTACGCTAGAAACAGAGATTGACGCAATCAAAGAGGCGAACGATAAAAAATTCAAAAACGAAGTCTCTGGGTTTCACGGCGGCCACAAGGTGGTTGGGAGAAACAAATCCGGAAAGGATTCCAATAAACTGTCCAAAGAGGTTCCTGAAGAATATATTAGCAAGGGTGCGTTGTCTAAACTGACACAAGAACTAACCACCCTTCGGTCCATGATTAAGATGACGACATTGAACGACACCTTTGTTCCGAATAAAAAAATGCACTTGGAAAAGTGGGCTACAGACAAGCATGAAAGCGACGCATTTACCAGCAACATCGACGAACAGACCGTTTCGGACATTATGGCGTTGAACGGAATTGATAATTCGTGGAAGGTCTTGCTGATGATGGGAATCGGGGTGTTTGTGAATCACGACAATATCGCCTATACCGAAATTATGAAAAAAATGGCGGACGAACAGAAGTTGTATATGATTATCGCTACGAGTGACTACATATATGGAACCAACTACCAGTTTTGTCACGGGTTCTTGAGCAAGGACTTGGATTTGACGCAAGAAAAAATCATTCAGGCGATGGGTCGCATCGGTCGTAACAACATTCAGCAGTCCTATACCATTCGATTCCGCGACGACGAACAGATACTGAAACTGTTTACGAATGAAACCGACAAACCAGAGATTATTAATATGAATTTGTTGTTTAATAGCAACGCGGTTGAGTGGAGGGACGGACGGTATTTGGATATGTAATTAAAATGAGGTAAATATTATTAAATTAAAAATAAAATATTTTTTACTTCTGTTTGGAAATAATGAATCAATATAAAAAATATAATTTTATTCATTTATTCAATTACAAATTACTGTTTAATTATTCTAACCTAATATAAAACGATACAAACTGGTGGTTTCCCGAATATTTATCGTTCAGCGTCATATTGTTGTGAATAATTCCTGAGGCCATTTCAGCTTCTGGTTGTCCCGCCTCGACAACTACAACCGATTGGTCGTTGATAAGTTGACCCTCGTGTCTAACACGATTTTCAACATCTGCGATAAAATCTTCAATTCGCATATTCTTGTCAAACGTGTATCTTATCACGTGGTTGGTTAACGCCACCTTGAAATTAAATGAAAATGTGTTTGTAACTGGCGACATGTTTAAATGATTGAGATAAATAATGTTATGATTATTCATCTCAATTTTAATTACAAATTTAACACATAGTTTTCATACTTTGTCTTAATTTTTTCATTTAATATTTCAAGTTGAACGTGCAAATCGTAATCTTTGGGTAAAATCATTTTCAAAGACAACCGTTTGTCTTCTTCCCTTTTTTCAAATACTAAATGTGGTTTTTCTCTCATCGTAACCAACGAAACGTATTTTGGAAGCGTTGGTGTTGTCTTCGTTGGATAAATGTCGTTTTCCAAATCTTCTACAACCTTTGTTGCTTGTGCTAATTTATCAATTATAGACACCTTAAATGATTTAGTGGTTGACCAAGATTTGTCAAGTTTTGGGTGTTCGACCCTGAAAAACTCCCTCTTGGTTGTTGTTTTTTCATTGAATATTTCTTCGCAATTGTAGTACACATATTTTGGCAACATTTCGGGTGTAATTCCTTCAGGAATAATCTTTTTGCTAAATCGTTTTTTGTTAGTTCCAATCATAACTCCGCTTGAATTTTCTTCTTGTTCTTTTCTTGTTGCAATTCTTAAATTTTCATAGGAGTTGTTCAACGGATTTCTATCAATGTGGTCGACACTAACGTTTTTTGTGCCTTTTCCATTTCCATTTCCATTTCCATTTCCATAACAATTCATAATAATTTGATGAATGTAATAAGTTTTTTTAGACACAGAGTGAGATTGAATATATCCGTTTGATGATACAAACCAAGTTAGTTTATTGTTTTCATTCACATTTTTTTCAAATTCTAAAATTGTGTTGTAACTTTCTAAACAAAGTTTGCATATTGTATTTTTTTCGCAAAACATCAATAAATAGTTCTTCCCATTTTCTTCAATTTTCCACGTTGGGTTTTTCATTATGTTTGCACTTTTTCCCATTCTTAAATAATGACCTGGAATGTATTCCGCCGTTTTATATGTTTGAATAATTATGGCGTGATATGAATGATAAATTTCTACATTATTTTTTCTCAAATCGTATTTATTATCATTTTTAAATTTGTAATAAACATATTCGTCATTATAATTAAATATAAAATTTAAATAGTTCAACCGTTTGTAGTTACGACAATAAGACGGATAAGCATCGGTTTTATTCGCAAACACAAAACTTGCGTTAAAATTTATAATCTTATCTTTATCGCTTAAATCCATCAAATATGTATTGTTATTGTATTCAACGACCCCGCAATTTAATTGTTCGTTTGTATAATACATTGGTTTCATCGTATTTAAATATATATTCGTTTCAACCGAATTTTTTTCTTCATTTTTTTGTTTTTCACAAAATGTAGAAAACACCACATTATCCATATTATAATTTTTATAATAAAGATTTATTTAAGTATTTTTATAATATATATATAATTAGTTGTGATAATTCCGCCCATACCACTTAATTACTGTACGCCATACCACCCATACCAGACATAATTCTCAACACGTTATAGTTGGTAGCATACACGCGAACCTTGGCGGTCTTGGTGCCCTCAACGGTGGCGTTGGAAAGAACAAGTTGAAGGGTAGCGTTGTCAATTCTGGAGAAGTTGCATGTGCCGGAAGGTTGGTGTTCCTCGGGGCGGAGAGCAAAAGAATAGACGTTGATGCCTTCGTCGGGGTTGCGGGTGTGGGCTTGGTAAGGTTGGACCCAAGAGAAGTAGGTTCCCTCACGCTCCGAGAAGCGGTCTTGGCCGTTGAGCTGAAGCTTGGCGGTGACAACAGGGTTTTGCCCCCAGCAGTGCATATCCAAAGAGGTCTCGGTAAGCACAAAGGTGCCGGCGTCAGACACACCAGAGTTCTCGTTGTGACTATTATACTCGTCACTGCCACCAAAGTTGGGCTCCATATAAGAATTGGAAGGACCGTTCCAGTAACCAGACGTCTCGACGTCAAGAGCACCGGCATCGTTGAATAAGCCACGGGCATCGATGAAAGAAGTAGCATCGCCGGCAACCGCGGTGGGACCACCGAAAGCGTGGACCGCGTTGGGAAGAGCGTCAATGGCATCGGTATAGTTGAAGGGCTGGGCGCCGAGAACCTTGAAGAGGAGAGCATCGCAAGTCAAAGACGAGCAGTAATCCACGTTCTGGTCGGGTTGGACGACCCAGATGAGTTCCTTGACGGGGTGGTTAAAGTTGAGTTTGATCTTGTTGCTGGAAGAACCGACAGACTCGTCACCTGTGAATTGGAGCTGGGTGATCAAATACTCGTGGGGGTTCTGGGCCATTCTACGGCGCTCGTCAGTATCCAAGAATACATAGTCGACATAAAGGGAAGCCGCTACCAAAGATTGGTTGTAGGCGATGCTGGCGGGAACGGGGCGACCCATGCTGGAAGAACCGCTGTTAGCATCATCACAGTTTAATGTGGTGACCGCCCATAAGCACTCGTCAATGGGGCGAATGTCAAGGTTAATCTTGACTTCGTGGTATTGGAGGGCAATCAAAGGAAGGGCAAGACCGGGGTTGGTGCAGAACCAGAATTGAAGGGGAATGTAGAGGGTAGTCTCGGGAAGCGCGTTACGGGGAGCGCACACTTGGCGAGGAGCGGCAGAGTCGCAAGGACCATCGACAGCAGAGAAAGAGGGGTCGGTGATGAAGGTAAGTTGGGTGGTGTTGCCAATCATCTTGAAATAACCACGTTGTTGTTCGGAAGTCATGGTAAGTTGGTTCCAGATGTGCATCCAGTCGCCATATTGACGGTCGATGCGTTGACCACCGATCTCGACCTCCACTTGGGCGATGAGTTGCTCACCGGGGAAGTCCAACCAACGGGCATAAACGCCAGTTTTATCTTCACTGGTGTAACCATTTCCCATCGCTTGATTGATCTCAGGGAGTGTCACCTGTAAGTAAGTACGGTAAGCAAGATCGCCATTTCTGGAAATCACACATTGGACTCTGCGCCCGAAATCGGCTTGGCCGTTGAAAGTTTGTTCGATTGACTCAATCGCAAAATTTGTGTAGCGACGGTATGTCACTTTCCAGAAAGTAATTTGAGGGTTACCAGTAAGGTATACGTCTTGGGCACCATAGGCCACGAGTTGCATTAATCCACCTCCCATTTTATAATATTGCTAAAGAAAAAAATCTGGAAGATTTTAATTTAATTTAATTAAATTAATTAAATTAAAATATTTTAACCAAAATTTTTGAACCAAAATTTTTGGTTAAAATAAAGTGTGAATGAAAATACTAAATGAAAATCATCTATGAAAATATTTTGTTTATGTCCAAACTGCTCTTCATAAATTTTAACAAATAAGAGTTTTCAAAAACCTCCTTTTTGCCTTCGTGGTTTTTTGTAAATATATATGAGTCGTCTCGTTTTTTTACATTCCAACCCTGTTCTATTGCGTTATACAAAAAAATCATTTTTTGAAACTTAATGACATCAACCTTAATATTATTTTTGTCTAAATCCTTAAAGGCGTATAAATTCAATGTTGTGTCCATTTAAATATTTTCAATACATTTTTTTAAATTTTTAAACTTATAATAGGTGTGCGGTTGAGTTAGGTTTGCGTCGATAATATTTCGAAAAATGTTTTTCTTCTGTGTCAAGTTTTGCTAAAGAAGTTCGTATTATATTTCCTTTATTGTCAGAATAATGAATGTTATCAATTCTATACCCTTTTTTGGGGGGCAAAAATTTCATTGTCTGTATGCAGTTGTGACAAGGTTTGCTTGACTGCATTTTATTTTTAGTAGACAATCTTATTATTATTAAATTTATTGTTTGTAACCGTTTTTTATACTTTAAAGGAACTAATTTTAATATAGCATCACACTCCGCGTGTATTCCAGGGGTTTTTCCTTCACTGTCTCCCATTTGATTAACCCCATAATTAATAATGTTGCATTTATTTAAATTACCCTTTCCTTTATAAAAAGCACATATGTGATTATAATGTCCGCAAACACATTGTGTTATATTTCCTTCGCTATTAACATAAGAGTCAACATCAATGTCGTGCGGCAAACAAAACCTCTTAATAAACATAGTTTCTAACAAATCGTTCATATTAATTTGATATTTGCTTTAAAAAAAGCAAAACAATGCTTTTCAATTTTTTATTTAAATATATTAATTATATTTTAAATTAAATGGAACACGACAATTATTTATTATGAACGGTTTTAAACAAAAAAAAAATAAAAAGAATAAATTTAACAAAAAATCCATTACTACATTAGATAAAAAACACACCGAAATACTAAATGATTTTGAAAAAAA